TCGCAACAATGAGCACATAGTCAGGGGCTGGATCTGGTATGCCTCCTTGAGGCCTAACACCTGCCTGGGATGCATAGCGATGCACGGGACACAGCACCCGTTGACGGAGACGCTGGACGATCATCCAAATGGTGGCTGCGCGATGATACCGATCACACCTGCCTGGGAGGAACTGGGCTTCACCGATATGCCGGAGACACGGCTGGACATACCGACCGGCGAAGCATGGTTTGGGGAATTGACAGAGACGGCACAACGGGGATACATGGGAAATACCCTCTACGAGGGTTGGAAGGCGGGAGCATTCGACTTCTCGCAACTGGCGAAGGAGACGCACTCTCCCGCATGGGGCAAAACGATCACGCAGGCAGCTGTCAAGGATGTTATGCAGGGTGGAGTTTGAGACGCTTCAGCTTTATGACGGCAACATAGTCGTACAGATAGCCACGCGAGGGAACAAGCTGCATATCAGCATATCACAGAAGGTGCAATCACCTAAACATGATTTCGCTAGACTCGACTTTACAGAGGATGAATGGCCGGACGTGACACAGTTGGTATACAAGGCGTTGACCCATGCAAGGCGGGTTAGGGATAGATTGGCAAAGTAAGCTACGTCCACGGAGACGGTATAAACTCGGAGGTTAGAATGGCAGATGAAAGCACGAAGACGGGTACGGGTACGACGAGCACAGAGGAAACCGCGATACCGGTGACTGGGGCCGCCCAGGATAAAAAGACGGAACCGGCGGCGGTTACAAGTTTCACTCAGACAGAGGTAGATCGGATAGTTAGCGAGCGACTCAAACGCGAGCGAGAGAAGTTCGGAGACTATGGCGATCTGAAAAAGGCAGCGGCAAAGCTCAAGGAAATCGAGGACTCTCAGAAAAGTGAATCTGATAAGTTGCTCGATGAGTTGGAGAAGCTCAAAACGCAGAACGCGAGACTGCAAGATGAGCAGACCCAGATGAGATTGGAGCAGGCTGTTGTCACAGAGGCCACGAAGCAGAAGTTTGCACGACCGGAACTTGCTTTCAAACTCCTGGATCGCAGTACTATTCAGGTAACAGATGGCAAGATCGAGGGAGTGGAGGCGGCTGTCAAGGCACTGAGTGTGACTTATCCTGAACTGCTCGAAACAACGTCGCCGCGAATCTCGGCCACGAATCCGGCCCGTGGGGGCCAGTCGGGAGAGACAGACGCGGAGCGAAGATCGAGAATATTCGGCGGGGGTTCCTCCCCAATTGGCAGCGGGCCAGGCGGGGGACTCTATATGCCGAAACAACCATAAACGAGGTGAAACATGACGGTAGGACTTTCTGGAGTAACCGAACTAAACAGTTACTTCAACAATATCTACGAGGACGCGGTGTTCATCGTGCGAGAGCAGAACATGATGACCCGCCTGGTAAAGCCTTTTACCAACGGCCAGGGTGACCAGACGCGTACACTCACCACGTACCCGGAGATCAGCATGTCGGCAGTAGCGGAGACTGAGGACTTCGCCGCACCGACGCAATTCGATAAGACGCTTATCTCTACGCTTACCCCGTCAGAGCTTATGGCGCAGACCATAATCACTGATAGGCGGCTGGAGACTGACCCGCAGAACGCACGGTCGGACGCGTCGCTCGAACTGGGCGCGGCTGGGGCATCGAAGTATGACACCGACCTTTGTTCCAACTTCTCCAGCTTGACTGGTGGGACCATTGGCGCGGCTGGTAGTACCATGATTTGGGGTTATTTCTTCGCTGCAATCTCCAGACTACGCAATGCGAAGGTTCCCCGCCCGTGGTACGCGGTGCTGCATCCCTACCACTGGCACGCGCTGGCGAAGGCCGCAGCCGTGTCACAGACCGTGACCAATGCTCCCGAGTTTCAGGATCAGATCATGCGTCAGTGGTGGGTAGGCAATGTAGCTGGTGTGGATATATTCACCAACGCCAACATCGCAGTAAATGCTACCACTGACGACGCTGTGAGTGCCATCTACAACCCCAACGCTATCGCCATCGACATTCGCAGGGAGTTGCGGCTGGAGCCTGAACGGGACGCATCGAAGCGTGCGTGGGAACTGAACTTGACCACGCTGTATGCTCATGGCGTGTGGCGCAAGGCGTGGGGTGTGTATATCACTGCCGACGCCACGGCACCGACGGACTAGGAGGGATAACAATGTTTGGATATGACAGGCAGCATGCAGTAAGTGTGTGTGTATCAGACCCAACGGCTGACGTAAGCCTGCCGATCTGGCAGGTTCCGGCGGGCGTAACCAAGATTGAGATTCTTGAGGCGGCTTGTGTGACGGGGACAACCCTGGCCGCAGGCACCGCCAACGGAATCGAGGTTACTCTGCTTGACGGCGGGGCGGCTGGGGCTGGCACAAGCGCGCTGACCAACACTCTCGGCGGGACAGACGCTGGCGGGACATTCCCGGCCTGGACAGCGGTAACGCCGCAGACGTGGACAGTCTCGGAGGGAACGCTGGACGCTGGGGATTGGGTTGTTCTGAAGTACGACGAATCCGGCACAGTTGCACCACTGAACTTCGTGGTATGGTTCTCCTACGTTCAGGGAGTAGGCGCGTAAGCAGTAAAGTGACGGGCTAGGCCCACATGGCCGAAAGGGGGCAGCCCCCGCCCCGGCCCGTCACTCATGGGGGATACTCGGAGGAGGGGGCAGTGCATATGCACACGTGGGCGGCGACAGGGGTATATGATAATGGCGAACTCTGCGCCCCATGCACTGATCCACAATGTGAGGCCGAGGCTAGGCGCAAGAAGAACGGGCGCTGGGTAATTTCGCCGACTGGCTTCGGGACAACGATAAATGGTATCAAATTGGACATCGAAGATGACGTCGAAGGCGGTGTTGCAAAGGTCATCTGTCGTGAAGTCGCTCAGGTCTATGCTCCAAACCTGATTGATTTCCAACCTGGCGACGTAGTTCTCGACATCGGCGCACACGTGGGGATCGTGAGTATCTATCTGGCGAAACAGTGGCCGGGCTTGCGTATATACGCCTATGAGCCGGTTCTGCGCAATTTCCAAAAGCTGCTACGCAACATCTGGGCTAACGATGTGCAGAACGTGAAAGCGCACCCGCTGGCAGTCAGCAGTGATGGGAGAGCTTTGATCCTAACGGCCAATCTACACCAGAACAGTGGTGGGGCAACAGCTTTCGCGGTCAAGTCTGATGGGACGCGATTCACGGCAGAATCACTGACGCTAGCCCAGATATTCGTCAATAACAACATTAACCGTTGCCGATTGTTGAAGCTGGACTGTGAGGGAGCAGAGCATGAGATACTAAATGGAAATCCGCAGATACTAGATCGAGTGGACTATCTGTGCGGAGAGTTTCACATCAATGCCCACCTGGAGAAGATGGGTCACTCTATCGAGAACTTGCTAACGTTATGTAGACGGCATATGCAACCTGACCATATCATGGTGAGCAGTTGCCGAATGTCAGAATAGGGGGCATAAGTGAAGATTTTATGGGCCAGTAACGCGCCGTGGGCACATACAGGTTATGGCAATCAGACACGCATCTTCGTGCCACGTATCCAGAAGCTAGGCCACGAAATGAGCATCTTCGCCAACTATGGACTGGGCGGGGCGGTTCTGAATGTGGCCGAGGACATCAAGGTCTATCCACTGGGGCTAGAGGCACACGGAGCGGACATCATAGCAAGCCATGCGAATCACGTCAAGGCCGACATCGTTATCACGCTGTACGATGCATGGGTATTCAGGCCGGAGATAGCGAGCCGGTTCCGTTGGGTGCCGTGGTTGCCGGTAGATCACGACCCATTACCTGAGCGCGTCAAGATGGTTCTGGAAAGCGCCTGGCAGCCGATAGCCTACAGCCGATTCGGTGAAGCAAAGCTGCAAGAAGCAGGATTAGATCCGCGCTACGTCCCGCATGGCATAGAGACAGAAGTCTTCAAGCCTGGGACGGCGAAGGAACGAGCGATAGCGCGGGAACGGCTTAAAATAGGCGGGGATACTTTCGTCGCCTCGATGGTGGCAGCTAACAAGGGCACACCGTCGCGGAAGTCACTCCCGGAGTCATTGTGGGCCTGGAAGCAGTTCAATGCCCGACACCCTGATTCAATCCTGTACCTGCATACGCATGCGGGGCCGGAGATGACCGGCATAGATCTGCCCTTGCTGATTCACAAGTTGCAGATACCGGACAAGGCGATCGCATTCTGTGACCCCTACTGGAACCTGATTGGGTTTCCTGACAATTACATGCGAGAGGTATACCTGGCCTCGGACGTGCTGCTCAATCCGGCGATGGGTGAAGGGTTCGGATTGCCGATAGTAGAGGCGCAGGCTTGCGGGTGTCCGGTGATAGTCGGCGACAATACCGCTATGAGCGAACTCTGCTTCGCGGGTTGGAAGGTTCCTGGTCAACCGTTCTGGACGCCGGTCGGGGCATGGCAATTCGTGCCTAGCTTGGAAGCGATAATCGAGGCGTTGGAGGAAGCCTACAAACACCGAGGGAGCACGACGTTAGCAACGAAGGCTCGCGAGGGCGCTGTGGCCTACGATGCCGATGTGGTGCTGGAGACGTATTGGAAGCCAGTACTTGCAGAGATCGAGAGCGAAGTATCAGCGGGGAACGTGCTGGAGCCGGTGACGGCTGAGGCGGTGTTGTGAAGATTCGACTCTATAATCCCGCGGTTTTCCACTACTCAGGCGTTCACTATCGCATGAACCCGACGCTGGGGTTGCCTATACTGGTGGCGGTCCTGGATAAGGCTGGACATGATGTGACCGTGACAGACTTGGAAGCCATGAAGATCACCCCTACGCAGTTGGGGACGCTCTATAATAACAACAGGGGCGTATGGCCGGACGCTGTGGGCTTCACCGTGACCACGCACAATGCACGTGGGGCCAAGGAGAGTATCGGGGCGTTGCGTGGGGCGGGATTCAGAGGATTCATAGCGGTCGGTGGGCCAGAGGTGACGATTAACCCCGATTGGAAGGATAGCGGCGCGGACTTGGCAGTGACTGGCGAATGTGAGGGGAATGTGTCTGAGCTATTCGAACAGCACTACACCGGCATCTTCCCAGGAAAGTCGTTATCGATCGAAGACATCCCCTCCCCGCTGTGGTCGAAGCATATGCCATCCCCCACGTCCTACTATGGCAACCTGCCCAAGGTCGGGCATCCCGAGGGCATAGCGATGTGGTCAAGAGGCTGTCCTCATAACTGCATCTTCTGCGGCAATCCGGTCTTTGGCCACCAAAAGATACGGATGCGACCGCCAGGCATGGTCTATCAGGACATGGCCGCCTTGAAGGGGCTAGGCGTGCAATCGGTGTTTGTGTATGATGACGAGCTTATCGGTATGGGCGGCAAGCAGAACCCGTGGCTGGTAGAGGTCTGTCGGGATATCGCCCCGCTGGGGTTGACCTGGAAATGCCAGGGGCGCGTCTCACAGAAGCACGTTACTAAGGATACGCTCCAGGCCATGTACGACGCTGGGTGTAGGGCTATCATGTGGGGCATAGAGTCGTTCTCTAACAAGGTGCTGAAGTCAATCCGCAAGGGCATCACAGAATCGGACATCTGGCACACATTGGAGATTGCGCGGGAAGTTGGTATTGGCAACTGGGTATTCCTGATGGTTGGTAATTATCAGGAATCGGCCACGGAACTGACCTACACAGAAAGCAGATTCGCAGAGGCAATCGGAAGGGGACTGGTACAATGGCGACAGGTGACAGTATGCACGCCGGTAAGGGGAACGAAGCTGTGGGAGCTAGCAGAAAGCGAAGGGTGGCTAAAGCCATCTCCAGAGACGGGGCCGCAAATGGCGCAGGTATACAACTCGACGCCGTGGCTGTCGGAGAGGGAGATCCGGCACTGGCGATTAAGACTAATGTCGGCATGAACGTCTTTTGTGACTTTCACCACGGCGGCATGTACCACGCCATGCACCTGCTATTTGTTGACAGACTAGGGTGCAATCTCTACCGGCCCGTCGGGTACGAGTGGGCGGAGCGCGATCTGTGGCATGTTAGCGAGCTAAAGCCGACGCGGGCGGCATACCTGCGACCAGGCGGGGAACACCGGTTAGGCATTGATGGTATCTGGCACTGGCGGGACAACGGAGCCGAGCTAGAGCATAACTGTATCACATTCAGGCAGTTCTGTGACATGCCGATTGACCTTATATTGAGCACACATCCGGCGCATGAAGTGCCTTATCAGAAGCTACTAGAGTTCAAGCCAGGGGCAAAGCTAGTTCGAGTTTGTGGCAACACGGGCGAGGTGATACACAGCAAAGCAGGAAACGTGATGGACTCAACGGGGTACTTCCGAGGACAGGCTGAGAATTACGTCGCCTTTCACCAGGAGTTCCCGTTGGAGCCATTCGTGGATAAGCGGCCGCCACAAAGGGCAATCAGCCAATATCTGAACTTCTTTCGCAATCATCCGGCATTCGCATTGTGGGAGCAGTATCGGTCACAATTGCCCGAGTTCACCTGGCGCATGTATGGGCATCAGGGCGATGACGGCTTTCTCTGGCCGTTCAGTAAGATAGCTAAGTCAATGGCTGATACGTCCTTCGTATGGCATATCAAGACGGAGGGTTACGGACATATCATCCACAACGCATACGCCGCTGGCAGGCCGGTCATTACGGAGATAGGGCGCTATCGAGGCTACACGGCAGAGGCATTACTGGAAGATGGGGTAACATGCGTGGACATAAGCGGTGGGATAGAGGCTATCAGGCATTACGGCCAGCCTGACGAATTGCTTAGGATGTGCGAGAACGCGCGAGAGCGATTCCGACAGGTAGTCAATTTTGACGCAGAAGAGCACAAAATACGGGCCTTTATAGAAAGACTGGTATGAAACTGAAAACATTCACCCGACCGCCTTACGCTGCACGGTTTGCATACCGTAAAGAGGTCAATGATTACTACGTGATACTGTCAGCCTTTGTCGAAGATGAATATGGATTCACCAAGATGGGGCTGAAGCCTGGCAACGTAGCCATTGACATTGGGGCGCACATAGGCGCGGCTACTCTATTACTAGCGGTAATGGGTCTACAGGTGTACGCATACGAGGCGCTACGAGAGAACTATGACCTGCTAGTACAGAATATCCTGGACAATGGCGCGAGCAAGGCTCACTATCACCGCCGGGCCGTATGCGACACTAATGAGCAGGTAACAGTGCATCTGGGGGCAATAGAAGACATGGCCCACCGTTTCATGGGGAACATGTATTCTAGCACCAAGGATACGCAACTCGTGCCAGGGACCACGCTGGATTCCATCTTTGAGGCTAACGAGATCGAGCGATGCGCGGTGCTGAAGATGGATTGTGAAGGCGCAGAGTGGGCCATATTAGAGGCGGCATCGGATGACACACTGAGTCGAATTGACCGCATAGTGGGAGAATATCATACTGTAGGCGGGATAATGAAGACGCGGGCTATGATGCTAGATGCTACCAGGGGCATGTTTGAGGACGTGACAGTGGGGGAAGACCCTGGCGGCCTGGGGCACTTTCTATTCGCGCGGAGGCGAGCGTGAAACTACTCTACGTATCCTGCCACGCGGTGCTAGAATACGACGAGGTGAAACTATTCCACGAGATGGGCATAGATGTATTCTCGCACGGCGGGTATTGCAACCCGACAGACCCAGGCATGGACCCAAAGCGACCGCCTCTGGACATTCCCTATTATCCGGAACTGTGCTTATTGGCAAAGGCAAGCTCAAAAGAAACTATAGCTCCCGAGTTATTTGAATGGGCCGACATGGTTATGTATATGGGCATGGCGCACTGGGTACGCAAGAACTGGAATGCGATGCAGGGCAAGCGGGTTATCTGGCGTTCAATCGGACAATCAGCACCGGCAATTGAGCAAGAATTAGCAGAGTTGCAATCAGCGGGACTAGAACTCGTACGCTACTCGCCGATTGAGCGAGAGGTGCCCTATTACGCCGGCGACGGCGTGGCAACCATCAGATTCTACAAAGACCCAGGCGAGTTCGGCGGCTGGATAGGCACAAAGCCACAGGTTATCAGTGTGGGCCAAATGGTCAAGCATCGTGACCACTATTGTGGTTTGACATGGTATGAGAGGGCAACAGAGGGGCTATGCCGGGCGCTGTACGGCCCACACAACAGCGACATTGATACCATGCCGACGGCGCTACTGAGCTACGAGGCATTGAAGGATGCACTGAGAGAGAGTCGGGCGTTCTTCTATACAGGTACATTCCCGGCGCCATATACGCTAGGATTCGTGGAAGCGTGGGTGATGGGGATTCCGATCGTGGCGATCGGGCCGAAGTTGCGTAACAATCACTTCAGTCACGACTCACAGAGTTACGAGATACCGGATTTGATCGAGGACGGCGTGACGGGTTATTGGTCAGACGACATTGACGCGCTACATTCGGCGGTCAGTGGGCTGCTAGCAGATCACGCCCTGGCGCAGAGGATCGGTGAGGCTGGTAGGGCGGCGGCCATCCCGTTATTTGGCAAGGAAGCGGTCATGGCACAATGGGGGCGAATACTGTGAAACACTACCCATAAGGGAAAGAGGTGTTGGTATGATAATGCAGGAACTCTACTGGGCAATAAGTGCTCGGCGACATAAGCCGCCTTGGGAATTGGCCTGGAAGCTCTTTCGCTGGTTGAATCGTGGGAAAACCTTCCGCTGTTTCAATCCGGAATGGGTGCGAAGTGCTTTGATATGGACGTTGAAACTTGGGCGCTCTGAAAACTGGGGGGAGATATGAATAAAAAATTGACGCTGTATGTAAGCGCGGATGTAGTTACCTTTCTCAGGCAGGTAGCGGAGGAGGCCGGGTTTACGACACAGACCGGAAGGGGCGGGAAGCGCGGTTCGATTTCACACTTATTGACGCAACTGGCCGCAGCCATTCGACGAGGCGACATAGTAGACCTGACAATCTTTCGAGAGAGACAAGAGGCGTGAAACACTACCTGATCAATCCGACGTGGCGTTGTCACAACCGATGCTCATACTGTTGGGTAGAGCAAACGGTAAGATTACGTTCAGAATTATACACCGTCAAGGAACGGTCTTTTGGTGATTGGGTTCTAGCAATCCGGCGCGACAGGCCCGACGTTGTGGATATTGCGGGCGGGGAGCCGCTTCTGCTTGATTGGATACCGGATCTGATAACGGCTTGCCCAGACATCTATTTCGGACTGTCGACCAATGGCCTGGCGTGGGAGCAACTTAACAGGCTGTGCGCAATCAAACCGCCGAACCTGCTAACCATCAATATCAGCTATCATCCTGAGACGATTGACCGCCTATCTAACTATGACAAGCTGTGGCAGAAAGCGGTTGAGCGAGTTCAGAAAGCGGGCGGGCGGCCACATTGCAATATCGTGGCCACTAAGAACAGCGTAGAGCGGGCACAGCGGGCTATTCAGTGGATGGAAGCCAACGACATCAAATATGAGATCTCGCCCTACGAGCGGATGGACACACTGGGCCAGGTTATGGAGCTAGGGCTATGCTGTCAGGGCGGAGTCAATCATCTGACAGTCGCTCCAGACGGTACGGCATGGCCGTGCCTGACCGCGCTCCGATCTCCGTTCTGGGAGTCCCTAATACTGGGCAACTGGCTAGATGATACGATAGACCTGAGCAAGAAGCCGCAACCGTGCTACCTGAACTGCGTGGATTACTATGTCCTGCCAGAGCTACATGAGGCCGGAGATATGTGGCGGATCGAGGCGAAGCCATGCGAATCCTAATCTGCCACTACAACCCAGGCCAAGGCGGCGGGGCAGAGAGCGCGGTCAAGGATCAGAAGCAGGCGCTTGAGGCGCTAGGGCATACCGTGGCAGTAGAGTACGTCCACCCTGACAAGGCATACGCCAGGTTCAAGCCGGACATTGTCCACTTCCATACCATTCATGTAGGCATGGGGTTGAAGGTTTTACAGTGGGCACAAGCCCGGGAAATCCCCCACTGTCTGAGTCTACACGACTATTGGCCGTTCTGCTCGGATCGGATGCTGTTGGCGCACTACGACCAACCCTGTTCAGCGGTAAGCGGAATCTGCAACGAGCAGTGCGAGAGCACGCCGTCCGACCCAGAAGTAACGGCACTGGTAAACGGTTCACCGGTGGTGACATTCAATGAGTATTCGGCGGCAATCTACAGGCGTCATGGGGTACGAGTGGACGCTATCATACCGCACGGGATAGACGTGGAGATGTTTCAGCCGGACTATGACCGACGGGATGGGGTGAGCATTATCACATCGAGCGCGTGGGCGCAATATCCCACAAAAGGGATGCATATATTCAGGGCTGCGCTACAAATAACGGGCCGCAAGGCGAAGCTGATAGCGGGAGTATCACGCGAACAGGTCCGAGATGAGCTACAGAGGGCCAGCATCTTCATCTTCCCCTCCTGTTATGAGGAGACTTGGGGGTTGTGTCTAACAGAGGCTATGGCCTGCGGCTGTGCGTGCATAGCGTCTGACGTATGCGGGCCACGGGCACAGATTGAGCACGAGAAGACAGGGCTGCTTGTACCTCCACGGGATCCGCAGGCATTATCAGATGCCATAGAGTGGTTACTGTACGACGAACAGATGAGGGACGACATGGGCCTCAATGCCTGCATCTGGACGCGAGAGAATTGTAACCTAAAGCGTATGGGTAGGGATTACGAGGCGTTTTACGAAGAGGTGATTCATGGCTAGATCGGGAATGGCGAATCTGCTAACCAGGACGCGACGATTCATAGACGACCAGGGCACGGCGGTATGGACTGACGACGAATTGCAGGACATTCTGGATGAGCACAAGACTAGGATATGGCGCGAACGCCTGGAGATGGAGAAGACGCTCATATCGGCCTCAGATTATGAGTATAAGGTGTACCATTCTAGGCATAGCAATTTCGAGGAGGGCGGTACGGCCTACTTTCACGTTGAGGGCTCGGATGGGACGCAGAGGGGCACGGCTGACTACACCGCTGATTATGTCCGTGGCAATGTGACTATGACGGCAGACCAGGCAGGATCGGCGCTGTACCTGAGCGGCTGGAGCTATGACCTCAACGGCGCGGCATCGGATTGTTGGAGAGAACGGGCCGGAACGAAGGCGGGAAAGTTTGACGCGGCGATGGACGGGCATAACATGAGGCGCTCCCAGTGGTTTGACCACTGCTTGAAGATGAGTGACCACTACGCCGAGCAGGCCCGCACGATAACCGTTAGGGCATGGAGTACGGGAGACTTTGACCAACTATGAGTGGATTATTGGACGCCACAGACCTGGCAGATTTGCGAACCGACCTTGAGGAATTACTGCCTGACACCTGCACGATTAACTATATCACACGAACGGCTGATGGGGCGGGCGGCTGGACAGAGGCGACAACCGCGAGGGGAACGGCTATCGCCTGCCGTATCATGCCTATGTCGGGGGGTTTCAGTGGCATATCGGCTGACCAGTTGAAAGAAGGGCGGGCCTGGGTGTTATCTGTAGCCAATGACCAGACGGTAGCTATTGACGACCAGGTAGTCGTCGGCTCTAATACCTACCACGTGCGACAACTCAATACCGACGAATCAGAGATCGGCCTAACGCGGGCATACCTGGAATGAGCGTAACGGTAACGATGAATGACAAGCGGCTGAGGGAGCTTATCAAGAATATCCCAACGGGTGAAGTGGCGCGAATCCTGCATGACGGGGTAGATTACGGGATTTACCAGGAGTTCGGTACTTCGCGTATGGCGGCGCATCCATTCATAACGCCTGCCATTGAGCACATTCGGCCAGCGTTTGAGAAGGGGTTGAGACAGATCAGAAATCTAGAAATGGCCGAGGACTTTGTGGATAAGCTAGCTCACGACGCGAAGGCTTATGCGGAAGACGCCGCCCCATTCTTAACGGGTGCGCTCCGCAACAGTATCAAGGTGTCTAAGCCGGAGGACTTCTAATGGCAATCTTCACATCTATGGGCAGTGCGCTGTTCTCGAAACTCGCAGCGGGAACAGCACTGACGGCAAAACTGGGCGGCACGGCAATCTATAACACGCTTGCGCCGCAAGGACAAGCAACGCCGTATGTGGTTTTCTTCCACTCGGCGGGCGGGGATGATAACACATCTCCAAGACGTGCCAGAAGCTCGGTTTACACCGTCAAGGCCGTGTCAACGGTCGGGCAGCTAAATGCAGGGGAGATAGATGACCTCGTGGATACCCTGCTCCACGAACAGTCCCTAACCGTGACCGGCTGGGGCAACTATTGGCTAGCTCGCGTCGCCGATATTGCCTACGCTGAGGATTCCGGCGGGGTGTTATTCTGGCACCGCGGCGGACAATACCGTATCAGAATAGCAGAATCGTGAGGTGAAACATGGCAAATACAGGACGAATCAGCGGCAAGGATCTGTTCATCACATTCGGCGGGACGGAAGTGCACGGCGACTTCACTTCTGTGTCCGTCGCGGATGCTGACGATCAGATTGATGTGACCGCTGGGGCTGACACCTATCACTATTGGCTGAGCCTGGCGAGGCGCGATGGGACATCGGACTTTGAGATGTTCTATGATGGAGCGACCGAAACCGTCTGGGACGCGATAGCGCCCGGGACGGCAGGTACGCTGATCATGGCCCCGAAGGGCACGGCCAGTGGAAATCCGAAGTGGACTTGGACTAGAGCGCTTGTCAAAAACCGGAACGTCGCCATGCCGTTCAATGACGGTGTGAAAGTGACCGGCGTTTGGCAGTTCTCTAGCCTGATAGGCGAAACCACGTACTAAGCAACGGGGCGGGGTAACACCCGCCCCAACTCAGAGGAGGGGGTAACATGGGTATCGGTAAGAAGATAGACATCAATGGCAAAAAAGTAGAGATCCGCGGGTACATACCAGCAAAGCAGGGGTGGCGGCTGTTGCACTTCTTGCCCAAGCTGGCTGAGCTTGGTACTGGGGAGATGCCCGAGTATGATGAAGTTATAGTCATGCTCACCGCCCTAGTTGCGGAGTGGGAGTTCGATGGCGATCCAAGCAAGCCGGAGAGCTATGAAGCCCTTGATCTGTTCAAGGAGCTTATACCACTCTTTGAGAGTGTGGCCGAGGCCTTAGGTGACCTCATGGAATCCCGAAAAAACTGAGCAAAGCCGTCTATCTAGGTCTCTCCTTTGGGGAACCAATGCCCTGGGAGGCGGTAAGATGGATCATGGTCAAACAGACGGGGTGGCTACTCGAGTATATAGATGAGCTAGACACTGGGGCTATCCTGGACTTCCTGTCGGTACAACGGGGGCAGAAAGTCGCTAGTGAATAGTGACAACGGTTCAAGGGGCAGTAGAAGTCGCCTCAATATATGCTAAAATCGGCCTCAACGCGGATGAGTTTATTCGCGTATTGAAGGACGCACAAAATCAGCTACACAAGGCGAGCAAGGATACACATACATCCTTGGATAAGATCGCCGGCATAGCTATGAAGTTGGCCGGGCCTCTTGCGCTAGGCATGGCGGTCAAGAAGCTTGGAGACTTTGCCACCGAAGCTACACAACTGGCAGCACGCAACGAGATGCTTGCTACGTCTCTTCGCGTCGTCGGTGGGAACGCTGGCTGGACGAGCGACCAACTTTCCAAGGCCGTCGCTGGCGTCAAGGCAATGGGTATCACCACCGCCGTATCCACCACCTCCGTAACGCGCTACATCCAGGCGCAACTAGGCGCTGGCAAGTCGGCAGAAGAAGCCAGCACAGAAATCGCTAACCTAGCCCGTGTTGCCCAAGATCTTGCTGTAGTCGCTGGCACTAACTCCTCAGAAGCACTCGAAACCATTATGGCGGCTTCCTCCTCTTTGCGCCCCGTTCTGTTGCGTCAATTCGATATCACCGATGGCCTCGTTAGCATATATGACCGCTACGCCAAGACGCTAGGCAAGACGGGCGAGGAGTTGACTGAGACAGAACAGAAGGCGGCTTTCCTCGCGCGTATCCAGGAAGAGGGTGTGAAAGTCGCCGGCGCTTATGAATCAGCTATGGGCGATGTGGCAAAGCAGATGGGTTCCATGCAACGCTACGTCGAGGAAGCCAAGGTCGCTGTCGGTGAGCACTTCCTGCCAGTCATGCGCGAGAGCGTAGGGGTCCA